AAAATCTACCTATATTCCTAGCAGACCAAGCCAGTTGCGAACGAATAGATGGATTATCTACAAATTTTAATAATTCATTGGTTGCTTCTTGAGATGCAATTTCTGTATATCGTTTCTTTGCTAATAGTTTAGCCGACGCTAACCCAAATTCAGGGTCTTTTTGCAAAATTACATCTACATAATCTAATTCCGCTTGTCTATATATCTCTCTTTTGGCAAGATACATAGACCACCAGGCTGGTTGACGATGTAATGCAGTTACCTGCCTATCCATCAACTCCCATAGTTTATCTCTTGCTTTAGCAATTGAAGATACAGAATCAGTACCAGCAAATTGAATATTAGTTTTAAATGGTCCAGATATTAAATTATCTTGAGACGCTACAAAAAAATCTTCAAAGTCTAAATCTCTAAATACTTGGCTTAAAGACAAAGTATCTGCAGCATTTGCAGCAGGTGCAGTTCTTTGGCTTATTAAATCCCACAGTTTTTGATTGAATGCTTTTTCTGGACCACCATTAAACTGATTAAACAAATCAGCAAATATTAAAGTAATTCTTTCTTTTGCAATATCAACTTCGGTTTGACCATATTTACGTTTTACTGCTGCATCTGCAGAACCACCGTTAAAAGCACTTATTTTTTTGGCTTCTGAAATCTCCCAAGTATCTCCTGCTTTTTTAAAGCCAACTTGTTCCATGGCATCATCAATGGCAAGGGTAATATCTTCTGTTCTGCGAAATCCATTAAACTTAAAAAAACTTAATGCTGGGTTAAAATAAGTTTTATTGCCAATTTTAAACTTGTTAAAACCAAATCTTTTAATTGTTTCGTACCATTGAACGGTAGCACGTTGACGTTTATCTAGATTATCTGATACTCTTGTAAAGGTAGAACCTATGGTTCCGCCTAAAGTTTCAATTTCTTTAGTTAAAGTATTGTTAGGGTCTAAGTTAATATAAGGAACTTCTACAGTACCACCTAAACCACCACGACTAGTTATATTAGCAGTAACACCAGCACTAGCCATAGCATTAAATTCAAGACCATCTAGAGTATCTTCAATTTCAATGTCTTTCATTGGGGTAAACCTAGAGCGTGCAGTTACTTCTTCAACAGCCTTTACCCCTAAAGCCCTATTAACATTTTCTGGATTAGTATTTTCTTTAATAATGAATGCTCTTGCTTCATCACTAATAGCACCAGAGTAGTTTTTAAGTTTATCTCTCATAAAAGAAATAAACTTTGATGGTCCACTTAGAGTAACACCAGCAATAGTAGCAGCCTGACGACCTCTTAAACTTAAATAATTCCACATTGCTTCTTTTTGTGCAAAAAGCATGAAGAACAATTGCTCATCTATTGTAGATTTAATACCTAATTTTGGTACTAGTGTAAAGAAAGTCCAAGTATCATTAATAAATTGAACTAAAGGACTGTTGGTTAACTTACCAGCACGCTTTAAAAATTCTGTTTTACTACCAGTTCCTTCGCGAGCAAGTTGTCCAGAAGCAAATCTTCCTACTTGTATCCAGTCAATCTGTCCAATTGTTGGAGTTTCGTTGTATGCGTGAACAGCACCAAAACTTTGCATCTCTTTAACTGCACCAGTTGCAGGGTCTGTCTTAACAATATCTTCAAATTGTCTTGGAAAAAGAGATTCTTCCTTAGATAAAAAACCTGCAGCATCTGCAAACTTCTCATCTAGTATTTGTCTTATAAAATCATCCCCACCTTCCATTGCACCAATTCCCATTCTGTGCAATGTGTAAGTGTAAAGTCCACGCAACGCAAGTACTCTATCGCCAGGAGTATTTAAATTACGAAACAGTTGTCCAAAAATTCTACCTAAAGGCTTAGACATTGTTAAACCAGCAAGGCTTTCAACTACATCTAAAGTTTCGTCAACCCCAGCATCAATGATTTTACCATTTTTGTCTTTTAATGGATTGGTAACTTTAATCCCTCTAAAGCCTGGATGAATGCGAAGTTTATTAGTTAACTTTCTAAAACCTACTAAACTATCTTCAGCGATGGATAGTGCACCACTTCTTGACAAATCAGAGGCTTTAGCAGCAGCCAAAGAAGTATTTTCACCAATATCAGTAAGTGCTTTTATGAAATCTTGAGCAAATAATTCTTTTTGTTGTGGAGTTAAGTCACCCTTTTGGGTAACGCCTTTCCAAAAACTACTAGTAGTCTGTACTATTTTCTTTTTTATTTCTCTACTTTTTGTAGCAGCAAGTACTGATTGACCGCGAAACATATCAACGTTAGAAACTCTACCACTAAAAAGTAAATTAAAGTTTTCCATTTCTGCAAAAAAATCTTCAGCGGCTTTAGCGTCATATACCTTAGCATCAGAAAGTAATGTAATAGTAGATTGTTCATCATAAGCAGGAAAATCTCTAGCAATTATTTCTCTTTGTCTGGCTGCTGCAAGTGGAGTTTTAGCCTCAGAGTATTGTTTTAATACAGCACCAAGTTCATTCCAAACTTGTTTAACTTCAGGGTCTTTAAATACTTCCCTAACTCCAACTTGACCTTTAGAAACTAATTGCCCTAAACGTTGAGATTTAGTTAAACCTAAACGTGCTAAAGGTGCTATGCCAAAAGTAACATAAGTTAAAGGGTCTAGAAGTATTTGATAAGCAGCATCAAAAGTTCCTGAGAAAGTATTAAAAGCAACATTATAAAGAGAATCGCTAGTGGCTCGATTACCCATAAACGCTCTGGTAATTACACGACCAGGACTTAGTTGAGCGTTTTTGTATTGATTTAATATTTGACCAAATAATTCTGGTTCGTTAAATACCAAATCCATAGCACGAATTAATTCTTCTGTTAATTCGCCTTCGTCTGCTAAAGTTTCTCCAGGGGTTTTGCCTTGTGCTAATCCTCTAGCAACAATTCCAATAGCAGCACCATATTGCTCATCTAATTTAGCGACTTCATCTCTATCAAATACAGACCTGCCATCCCATCCATAAGTCCAAGTCTTTTTAGAAGTTATTGGCTCACCTTGTAAAACTGCAGTAACACCACGAACTGGCGTATTTAAAGCCTCTGTGTAATTAACGGCAGCACCATACAAACTACGAAAAGGACTTTTTAAAACTTCAACAAATTTTTTACCTAAAGTCCAATTAACTGGTTTATTAGAATAATCTGTTTCACCGAATAAAGCCTTTAAAGTTTCTTGCAAACCAGGGTCAAGTTGCTGAAACTCATTAAAAGCATCTTCTGGTTCAGCATTTAAAAGTTCACGATGTTTATCAAATACATAAGAGTATTGGGTTATTGCGTTTTTAGCAGGAGTGCTTAGGTTTGCTTTATATGCAGCAAGTGCAAGACTTGGAGATACTCTAGATACAATCTCATCCATTAAACGGACTCTGTTCGTAGGCTAACATAATTGCTGAAACTTCACCTGTCTCATCAAATCTTGCTGCTTCTCTTAATGCTTGAGAAAAACCTACTCGTGAACCCATTGGCAAATTTAAAATTTCACTACCAGCACCTTGTCCAACATCTACTCCAGTAGTTAAAGGTTGAGTAGGTAATTCAGTTGGTGCCATTAAAGAAGTTACTGGACCTACTGAACGTAAATTAATTGGAGGTCTTTTGCCAGCCATGGGTGCAGCCTGTTGTTGGGCTAACAACTCCTGACCTTCTCCATAGTTACCACCACTAATGTATCTAGTTGGTTGCTTGGAGACATTCATATCTGTTCTTTTAGAATTTCTTCCTGGTCCAGATACTTGTTCTCTAACTGCCATTAGTCCTCATCTTCTAAAAAATTTGTTTCTGAAGTTACTAGAATATCTGTTGCGTGTGCAAGCATTCCGTTTAATTTCCACGGTGGAGTCCTGCCATCTGACAAAGCATCTAGATGATATTGATTATCTGCGTCTATAAATTCTGCAATTAAAATTAAACTTGTGGTTAGGGCACCTTGTGGAAATCTTGCTTTAGCATAACCATCAATGGCTTCTTTGAATAATTTGACGTACTCTGGTTGTGCATCAATCTTATCCATTTTAACCTGCCAGTTGTCCTAGTATGCTTGCTATATCGGGTGCTCCTTGCGGAGGTGAAGATGCTCCAGTTGAGGGAGAGGGAGCACCAGGTGGGGACGGTTGTGCTGCAACCTGCTCGGGTGATTCCTCAACTGGAGTAGGCTCTGGTTCTGCAAAGATTTCTTTTGCAGCCTCTTCTATAGAAGTACCATTCTTTCTAGCATCAATAATTTGCGATAACTGCAAGATTAATTTTGATGGATTTTGTCCACTGGCAATCAATTGTGGCAATGCTTGTGCACTTGCTTCAATTGCTCTGTTTAGGTTATCTCGCATACGTTGAATATCAATGCGTTCTTGTTCCTTACTTACGTTTACAGACCAAGGAAGTTCTTTCATTACAAACTCACGTGAGACTAAATCTCCACCAAGAGCCTGAAGAGAGAAGATTAAAGCACGACTTGGGTCTAGCCCAGCCATCAAACCATAGCGAACTTCTACTGTGTAGTCACCCTTGATATCTTTTGCTGGGTTGTACTTGAGTTCGTATGGTGCACCGTCGTTATATCCACGAACAGTCTTTTCATACGAAAATAATTTTTCATCAATTCTCAAACATAGACTTAAAACATCTTCAAAAGTTTGTGCAAGAATTTGTTGTCCTGCTTTGATTTGTGAATCAAAAGCACCTAATAACGCCTGGACCCCTTGTCCTGTAATGATACTGGCATCAATATTGCCAGTGCGTCCTTCTGGATATCGGGAACCCAGACGCATTTCCTGTTGCAACACTGCTTGTTCGGTAAATGCTGCTGTTGGTAAATCCAATCCAACTCTGCGGATTTGCTGAGGGTTTTGACTTCTCAACACTGCATCGGGACCAAAAGCAAGTTCTTGAACATCATTGGGCAGTGCCAACGGAGCCTGAACACTCTTCTCTGCTGCTTCTAAACCAAGCAAAGCAAAGCGAGCACGTGCAAGTTGTACCCATACGACATCATCAAATTGACCACGCATATCGTCATCAATGCTTGGACGCTTAGCAACTCTAACCATTATTTCCCCAACTGGGTTAGGAGTTACTCGTAAAGGTAAATTGTCCTTTGAGGGAACAAATAATATAATTTGGTCAGCATCTTCATATCTAACCATTTCAATCATTGCGTACATATCAACATTCTCGCGACCATGAGGACCTACGAGTTGTCTTTCGTACTCTGGAAATTCTACAACTAATTCTGCAAGAGTTTTGTAGTAACGACGAGTATAAGAAACTACACGACCAAAGCGGTCAAACTCTGGATAAGCACCTAAAGGATTGTCTACGCGTATACGGGGCTGATTGTTTTCAACATCAACTTCAACAACTATAGGCAAAAAGCCATATGTAAGGTACCAGTCAGCCCCAGTATACATTTGGGTTTGTAAGCGAGAGGTTTGCACATAATTATTAACAACCATAGTTCGCTTATCTGCCTGTGCTTTAGCACGGTCAGAAGTTACATTTATAGTACTGCAATTAAAACTTGGTAATGGGGCAAGTACTTCTGCTAAATCTCTAGCAGCAATATCGATAAAGTTGGCAACCATTGGTGCTGGCATACCTTCAGGAAAGAAATCTGGAAATACAGATTGAATCTCTCCACGACGTACTGAAAGTACATTCGCCATGCGGACGTCTCTATCAGAGTAGCGACGCTTTAAAGCCTCTACCTTATCCGCAATCTGTTGCACATTAAGTGCCATTCAAACTCCTAGTAATAAGCATCAGCGTATTGTGCTGCTGCGAGTTCATCTAGATTTACAACGCCACGATTTCTTATACCTGCTTTAGTTGCATATCTGTTATATGTGTGTGATTGAGCAAAGCCAGACATTTGGATTAACTCTTTAACCCTAATCTCACAAAACCATAAAGCCATAACACAGTCAGTCTTTTGGTTCTTCTTTGCGTTAGGACTCCAAACTATAAGTTGATTTACTAAAGCCTTAACGTGTTCATTATTTTCTGATGATGGTAATTCAATTAAATTATCATCTTGATGTTTGCCATCACGCTCAGTACCAAATAGGTCTGCCATAGAGGCAACACCAAAATCTACATCCCACTTATTCTTACCTGTAAAGTGAGAACGAAACTGAACGCCTCTAGATGCCATCCATTGGTTTAACTCTTCATCTAAAGCGTAAGCCTTTTGATGAGCATTTATCTCAACTCTAATTTCATTGGGTTGGTATTTATTAACCCAGTCTTCCATCAAGGCACGAATCTTTTGAGGGTTCGGGTCTTGCATATTATAAACATCTAATACATAACGCTTGTGCGTTTGTCTATCGAAAGCAAGTATTACGGCTGCGGTATTACCAGTCATGGCTGGGTCAATACCCATCAAGGTATAAAAATCCCCACTGGCTGGATGTCCTGGAACTGTAGGTCTAATAGGACCGACTTTACGCATTCCATTAATGGAACCTTGTACGCATGGTGGACGGAAGATTGAATCTTCTTGTACGTCCTGCTGTTGGTAAACCAAAGCCCATGTTGTCGGAGTTACTTCGCCTCTACGACGGTACAGGGCTGGACCGTCCCACTTAGGATACAAGCCGTTCTCATCAGGTTGCTTTTTGCTAGAAGTAGTTTGGTCGCTCTTGGGCCAGAGGGTTTCCCAATTATCTGGCTTATCAGCAAACTCTAAAACTGCTGGCATAGCAAAATAGGTAAATGGACTTACGCCATTAGACCAATGTTTTGGATTTCTTATCTCTCGGTATAGGTCAGTTGCTGCAAAGCGTGTACCTACTACGAGTAAAACTCCTTCGTCATCAAGACGAGTAATTACTTCTTTTTGCAACCACTCTAGTTGCTTCTCATATTCGTGAGCGTTGGCACCAGTGACGCAGTCGTCAAGAATTATTAGGTTCGCTCGTGAACCGTAAATTTGTCCACCAATACCCAGTGCTTGTACCGTCGGGTCCTTCTCGGTAGAAGTACGCGACAGGGTAATAGAGGATTGTCTCCAGGAATCTGCGTCTTCCTTCCAACCACCCGAAGGTGCGTAGGTAGCCTGCATTTTTGCCCACATAGGGTGGGTCAGTCTCTGCTTGATTGAATATACGAACTCCTGGGCTTTTTGTAGGGTTTTAGAAACTACAATGATTCTTGTATTGTCAGGGTCCATACAGACTTTGTAAGTTGAATAATTGACTGTAATGGTAGTTGACTTGGCGTGCTCAGGGGGCACATTGATTAAAAGTCTGGTTGGGTCAGAAGGTTCGTAAATCATAGAAGGGTGCAGCCATGATGGGTCTTTTCCCTCTAATACATCTACCCAGTTTTGCTGATGGGCGAAAATCTTAGAACCAAGGAATTGCTCTGAGAACTCAGAAAACTCTAGTTCGTATTTGTCCCTACTTAAATCTCGGGTAGCCCCTTCTTCTTTGGCTTCCTCTAACTTGCGAGCAAAGATGGGGTCACGGTTAATCCACTGTCTGAGAGTTACAGGTTGACGGTCTACCAAGCCCATGGCTTGCTTGACACCTATGCCACTAGCCACATGAGCGAGGACTTGACGCTTGGCTTCATCCGCATCGATGGCATTCACGTTGGCGGATTTTGCCTTAAACTTAGCCATCAAGGAACCCTTATCGTAACAACCTTTTACTGGATATCTGTAACATACTGTATACAGTTATTAAAGCCCCTTGAAGGGCTTTAATAAACAGTAAACTGTTTAACAGTTGAGGGGGTTTAAAAAACCCCCTCACTATATACTAATCCGTCCAAAAAGCAAAACCGGACAAAAGTATCTAAAATCGTTATAGAATGTTACCAAACTGTTATAAAAGTAGCGTATT